GGCATTTGCAACAGCTCGTCTTGCAATGCAACGACTTTCTGCCGCATCACTTCCGGCGTAACCACCGCCGTGCTGTCAGGGTCAAATAGCTCAACCGCGTTCACACCACCACCCATCGTGACCCACTGGCCACCGTAACCGTTGTGCCGCTGGCTACGGTTACCGGCCCAGCGGACATACCTGACGTGCCGGCAGCAATTGTATAGCTGACATCAATAGTTAAGCTATTGACAAATATGCCGTTGCCCGCTACCAAATGCTCCGATGTTAATTCACCCGTGCTGGGTTTGTATAGTAATTTTGCATTGCTAGTGTAGATGGTAGCCAGCGTTCCCGAAGTCGCAGCAGCAAACGTCGGGTAGACATTTGTCGAAGTTGCGGTGTCGTTTGTGATCGTAGCACCCGAGCTACCGGCAGCGGCCCATTTAAGACCGGTAGTCTGAGTGGAGTCGGCTTGCAATACCAGTCCGTCAGCGCCCACCGGCAAGCGGACATTGTCCGTGCCATCAAACGCAATTAAGTCGCCCTTAGTAGACGCAGGCGACAAGGCATCAAAAGCCGCAAGTTTAGTCGTCTGACCAGTACCACCGTTAGCAATAGCTACCGTGCCGGTGACGTTACTAGCCGTGCCCGTGGTGTTTTGGTTCAGCGTAGGGATGTCTGCTGCAACAACCGCGCGGAACGTTGGAACGCCCGCTGTACCGTTGGGCGCCGCCAAAAAGAAGTTAGCCGTCTTACTAGCGTAAGGGTTCTGTGTGTCGCCGTAACCTGACGCCAGACTAATAGCTGGTGTTGCGCCGCCTGACGATACAACTGGCGATGTTCCCGTAACTGAAGTAACAGGCGCAGTGCCGCTAGATGCCGCCGTTATTAAGCCTTTGCCGTTAACGGTAATTGAGGCATTTGTAAAACTGCCCACATTGGTATTGACAGTAGCCAGTGTGCCTGCTGCGGTGACGTTAGTAGAACCGTTAAAACTTGGGCTGGTATAGGCTAAATCGCCTGTAATAGCGATAGTTCTGCCCGTGGTCAGCGTAGCCGCAGAACCTGTGGTGTTCTGGTTCAGGGTTGGCACATCAGCAACTTGGATAGCAGACATGACAACATCAGTACCGTTGCCGCGCAGATACTGACCGGACGTCACCGCTCCGGCCAGCGCGTCCATTGCGGCTTGACGGGTTGTCTCGCCTGTGCCGCCGTTGGCAATAGCGACAGTGCCGGTCACGTTGGCCGCTGTGCCGGTTGTGTTTTGGTTGAGCGTAGGGATGTCTGCTGCAACAATGGCTCGGAACGTCGGAACACCCGCTGTACCGTTAGGCGCGGCCAACACAAAGTTAGCTGTTTTGCTGGCATACGGGTTCTGAGTATCTCCGTAGCCAGAAGAAAGGCTAATGGCAGGCGTAGTTCCGCCGGAGGAAGCTACTGGCGAAGTACCCGTTACTGACGTGACAGTTCCACTGCCGGTGCCTGCGCCGATCGCGGTTCTAAACGTAGCTGCGTCGAGGGTGGATACCGTATTGTCCGCGTTGATGCGCACAAAAGTAATCGCGCTTGGGTTAGTCAGGGTAAAGAAGTTTGACCCAACAGTCGTTGCGCCGAGGTTTGTGCGCGCTGTTGGTGCCGTCGTCGCGCCCGTGCCGCCGTTGGCAATTGCTACTGTGCCCGTAACATTACTTGCTGTGCCGGTTGTGTTCTGGTTGCCGGCAATGTTGACGCCGGGTAAATCAATGTTTGCGGAGCCGTTAAAACTAACCCCACCGATGGTACGGGCGGTTTGAAGCGTTGTGGCAGTAGTAGCGTTGCCAGATAGTGCAGCAGAAACGGTACCTACCGTCAATGTGTTTGTGCTGGGGTTGTAAGTAAACGTGGCAGTGCTGTCTTGTAACAGGCCGTAGTTCCCAGTCGTACTTACCGTTGTGTTGGCAAACGGAACTTTAAACGCGCTAGATGTCGTTGAAGTAGTTACCGTAACGTTTGTTGCATTTGTTGCTGTTGTTGCAGTTGTTGCATTGCCAGTGGTGTTTTGGTTAAACGTCGGCCATGTAAACGTGCCGGTGCTAAAGTCGCCTGATTGCGGTGTACCCAAAATTGGCGTGGTAAAACTAGGTGATGTGGCTAACGCCACCACCGTGCCCGACCCTGTGGTCGAGTACGACGTGCCCCACGCTGTGCCGGTTGAGTTGGGGATGCCCGCCCCAGGGTACGTCATGGGTAGGGTGTTGGTGATCGTAAAGTTGGGGTACGTGCCCGACGTGTTAATGCCCGTGCCGCCCGTTAAGGTCACCGTCTGGTCAGGCGCTGCGTTATTGATGGTCACCGCCACCGAACCGTTGTAGGTCGTGCCAACGCTGTACGAGATGCCGGTGCCGGCAGTCAGGGCGTTGGCTACACTAACCGCGCTGCCTGTGATGTTGATGCCCCAAGTGCCTGATGCACCTGACCCCGTTGTGCTGGGCACATCAAGGTTAGTACGTGCTCCGCTGGCTGTGGTGGCGCCTGTGCCGCCGTTATCGACGTCTAGGGTTCCTGCTAGGGTAATCGTGCCTGACGTCGTGACAGGCCCACCAGAGGTCGTCAGACCCGTGGTGCCGCCGGAGACATCTACCGACGTGACGGTGCCGGAGCCGGTGCGGTTTAATAAATTTAGAAAAAACCTATACCAATCCCGCGAAACCATGCCCGTCCGGTCGTCGATGATCGGCGACTGGTTCTTGGGTATTTGCGGTTCGTTATCTGGGTTAGGCATTGGTGCCGGTCAATGCAAGTTCGGCACCCATAATGGCGATCTTGACGGGGTCGGTGCCCGACACCTCGTACACGCGGTCACGCAGCTTGTCAGTCATGCCCAGACGGCGCCAGAAAGCTCTGAAGCCGTAATTGCCCATCTTGCCCATGCCAGCCCACTTCTCGTTTGACCATGTGTGACCGCCGTCATCTGAGAAGCGCAGCATGACTTGCGGGTCGTTGCCTTGGCCAATCACCAATCCAACACCTGTCTCGCACTCAAGCTGCAACGCATGCTGGGCAGTACGCTTTAAGTTGTTCTGGCCGGTAGGTAGCGCCCGCCATGACCGCAACCACTTTTGGGGCAGGTTGTCGTCAGCGAACACGTCCAAGTCATACGCGTAAATCTTGCCGTTCTGGAAGTCACCCACCACCACTTCGTTGTTGAAGAACATCTGGCAGTTGGCGCGGTGACGGATAAACTGGCCGTTGGCAAACCCGGCACGCTCATGCCAGGCTTGGGTTGCCACATCGAACACCCAAGTCTTCTGGGCGGTCGGGAAGGTCAACACGTAGAACGCATGGCCGTCTTGCTGGTAGGTGAACGCAATCGCGTCTGAGATCGTGCCGTAGCTCTGGATGGCGTACTCGACCGCGTGGGTCGAAATGCGCTGGCCAGTGTAGCCTTGGGCGCGGAACACCACGCCTTGGCCACGGGCATCCGACCCCAGCCAGAACAGCGAGTTGTCCATCTTGGCGACCGAGAAGGTCGCAGCGCAGCCGATCTCGTTGACAGCACCTTGGATGCGAGCCAGCGGGAAGGGTGTTGTGCCCGCGTCGTACCAGACCTCAACGGACTGGGTGCCGAACAGCCACACCTCACGGTGGTCAACAAACAGCGATATTAGCCTGTCTGGCATGCCTTCAGCGCTTGCAAAGCTCAAGGGGTCAATCTGGGTGCCATCGAGCAGCTCAGACGTCCAGAAGCGGTCTGAATTGGGCTCCTGAAAGATGAAGTAACCGTCCAGATAGCCGACAGTCACCGCGCCTGGAAAGTCGACGTCGGTAATCTCAGCGTACGCTTCAGTTGCCGCGTCGTAGATGTACCCGTCAGGGTTGGCCGCAATGAAGAGCTGCGTGCCGTTATCGACCATTGACACGGGGCCAGTGCCCGACACACCACCGATCGGTGTGACCGTCCAGTTAGTATCTATCCGATACAGTCGCGCGCCTGACACGGCGTAGGCGTAGTCACCGTAAGACCACAGGCCACGAATGGGGCCGGTACCAACGGTTGCCAGCCTGCGCAAGCCCGGCGCGCGGTTTAAGTACGCAGGCTCCATGCCTTCCGGTGCCGGTGTGGCTTCGGGGTACAAATTAATCATTCTTGCGTCCGCAGCGTTGACGCTGCGAGCTACATAGGATTGGCCTAAGATTGGCGTACGCATAGCTTAGAAGTTACCTGCGTAAATGTTGTAACGCTGGTGGGTTGCAACCAGCGCGTAAGGCATCGACATCACGTCGTCTGGGTTGTTGATGCGCTTCAGATTGCGTTTGGACGTCATGGCAATCCGAGTGACTTGCGGCATAGGCTCAACACCAAACTCGTTGGCGATTTCCATTGCCAAGTTGTACTTGAACGCCCGTAGATAGCCTGGCGGAAACGACAGGACGGTGTTTAAGGTCGCCGGCTTAGTCAGCTGTTGCACCGACACAAAATGCCACTCCAGAAGCCTTGTGGGCTTCGGATAGATGGTCATGGTGATGTCGGGGAACGTATTGTTGACGAACATGACCTGCGGATACGTGCTGGTCACGGTCTTGACCGCAATGCCGTTGTACTGCTGTTGGTTAATCAGCTTGATGCCGTAAGACACATTGGTCTGCGGATCGCGGAAGTACGTTGAGTCGTCAATCAGAATGGGACGATTGCCGACAAAGTCGCCGGTGGGCCCGAGCGTGCGAGTAATCTCGTCAGGTGGCCAATTAAAAAGCTGGTCTTCCGTACAAAAGACGGCCAGACGCTCAGTATTCCACGAATCAATCATTTGATTCATGGCGTTCAAGGCATCTTGAGCAGCCTGCGGAGAAGGTTCCTCACCTTCGGCCAGCTGGCCAATCAGCCGGAGTGCTGCCTTGATCTGGTCGAAAGCGGTTGCCATGCAGGCTCCTTATTCTACTGCCACAACCTCTGCAGGCGGGCGGCTACGACGACGTTTGGGTTCCAGTTCGTTGACTGGCGCCGCTGCTTCGGGAGTCGAAGGCGTGCCAGGATTATACCGCTCCCATCCGTTTTGTTCATCAAATTCGGCTTCCAAATCCATGTTGGCGACTTTGGTGCCGTGAACGTCGTGCCTAAGATAAATTGTCATAGTTTAGATAGGGGCCGAAGCCCCTATTTAATTAGGCAGTAATGCCGATATTTTTAAGTGCAACACGGATAGCGTTGATTGCAGTAGCAAGCTCAGTACCCGTAGCGGTGTTAGTAACTGCGGTAATTGCTGCTGCTTGGGTAATTGGCGTAACTCCATAAAAACCGGCGGTTCCACCTACAGCCCCCATAACGGCGCCATTAAGTTGCTGGTCTTCATACGCAACGCCAATCGGTTTAGTATTAGGCATGATTTATCCTTTAAAAAACGGGGGCCGAAGCCCCCGGATTATTACGCAATACGATACAAAGTCCAAGTTGTGTCGCTGGTCTTGCGAGCACGCCACGCAGCGGATGTCAGTGTCGCAGAAGTAACTGTACCCACCAAAGTCCAGCCAGTGCCTACTGCAATAGTAAGTGTGCCTGCACCAGTATTGATAAAGTTAACGTCAAAAGAGCTGTTATTTTTGGCACTGGAAACCAGCGCTTCAGTATCAGCCACAGTAGGCAAAGTTAGCGTAGCAGTTGCGCCGCTATAGATAACAATGCCGTTTGTCAACTCAGCCGCAGTCAAAGTAGCCGCAGCCGCTTTGGT